TTCTCTTAAATTGATTACACCATTATTATCTATAGTAATTACATCTACCCAATCCTCTGCTGGAGGGGTTGCTTTGTTTTGTTGTATTGAAAATCCTACTGTTGGATTAATAATTATTCTTGATTTATTATCTGAACGAAGAAGAGAGAGGATCATGTTCATAATTTGGAATCCATTTTGATTTACAGTAAAATATTGTACTCCTTCTGCATCTGAAGCATCAATTGTTAACGAATTTCCCAAAATAATTTCACCTATTAATTTTTCCGCAACAATTCCGTCGGCAGAAATGCAAGTTTCAAAATTATCTCCTCCAGTTTTACTCAGACCTAAAATTCCATGAGTAAGCCTTAGTATTCTTTTAGGATCGTTAGGATCTGTGGCAGTTAACCCTCTACGATCTAATGAACAATATTCATTACTAGCAAGATTTAATTCTCCTGTATATTTACCTTGTAATGTTTCTATAATATTTGCAACTTGATTATTTGTTCCATTAATAGAATTAAAATCCGTTTTCAAATTATTAAATTCAATAGTAGTAGAAATGTTTTTATTCAATAATGCTAAAAATTTATCTTTATCTTTTGAAATGTCTGCTATGTTGTTTATTACAATTGTTACCGATCCATTATCGTATGAATAATCTATCTCTGTAATAATTGCCTTAACATCAATAGAAAATTTATCATATTTACACCTAATAATTTCTCCTACTTTAATATGATAACGATCAATTTGGCATCCAACATCAAGACAGTTATACATATCCACCAGATCGATATCTAAAGAAATCGGAATTGAATAGTATTTTTTGAATTGACTTTTTCCATATTCTAACAAAATTTTAGGATTAGATATTGAATCATTGCGAATTTGTCTCTTTTTAATATAACTTTGTTTTAATTCAAAAATATTATCATCACTGAAATTATTTTCCATTGCTAAGTCATTGCTAATTGCTAACATTTGCGAATCTATATCTGCAATTTGATTTTCTAAACCATTATTAACATTATCAGTAAAAGTACCTGTTACACCTGTACTATCAGTATCATCAATATAAGAGAAAAGAGCATTTCCTATTTCTGTAGTATAATGTATTACATTAATAATGTTATTGCCATTATAGATTGCTTTAAAAGTAGAATTTAATGGAAATTTATTATCATAATTATAATATCTATTATTAATATAATCACATATTTTTAAAGCAATTGCTGTAGTATTATCACCTGAAATCAAAGGTATATTCATTGTTATATCATTTAAATATAAGAGAATATTGCCACTACTAGTACATGGAGTATCTATAGTAATATTAAATAATAATGAATAAATTTCTTTTTTTTTATTATCAATATATTCTTGCTTAGTATTTCTTTGCCAAATTAAATCGTCAGTATCTTGACCATTGCTTTGTGCTATATCTAAAGAGTCAAGAATTACTAACATCTCTATATTTAGATTAGATAATTCTGTATTTTTAGAATTTACTTGTTCTTGAAGTGCTATTTTATTATCTGTTAAAGTAGCATATTGACCTTCATAAGTAGATATTTTACTTTGAAAATTTTCGATAGATATACAAAGTTCATCCGACATGTAGTCACTATGAGAAACAATTGTACCATCTTCTAACCTACTGAAAGGGTGCATGAAAAAATAGTAATCAACTAATTCATCACCACCTGTAATGTTAACTGAATTTATTGTTAAATCATTAGCACCCAATACACGAAGATGTGTGCAAAAAGTATCAGGGTTAGGTGAATATGTGAGGTTTTGTATATATTTACCATAATCTAATACTAAAGGATAATTAGTTGAATTATAAATATTTTCTATATTTTCTTCAGAAGTTAAATCATCCAAAAAAGATACTGTATAATTTTCAGTATCGAAAAATACAAGTGCCGAGAATGAAGTTGCAACAGAGAAGAGGCAATCAATGCAAGTTTGTTCTGAAAATGAAAATTGTAAATATTTTAAATCTAAAGATGCAGAAATTGTCCCTATCGTCCAAATTGTATTCTCTAGCAAAATCGTAGCAATTTCAGTACAATTTTTTGAATAATCTGTTTCTTCATTGCTATAATTAATAATTTCATCACTGAGATTATATTCCAATGAGTAACAGGTTACTTTTTTACTATAGGAATTTTCTTCACTATTTGATTCTACTGTATTTATTACAAAATATTTTCTTTGACTCATGAAATCTAAAAGAATTAAATATTTATATTTAATTAAATCAAAGTTTTCATTTCTAATCAATTGATGATCTATTTCTATATCTGTTAAAATAGAAAAACTTAATTCATCTATTTGAGATAATTTAGGATTATAATTAAAATCAAAGTAAGAATCAAGTATGGATATTATTTGTTTATTAGGTTTACATATGTAAAGTATAGGTATTTCTGTTAATTTATTTATATCTAATTCAAAAGATTGGAATGGTATATTGATCAACTCCTTTATGTTTGATTTATTGAATTAATTAATTTTAGAGAGGATTAATAATTCTAATCATCTCTATTAAGTATATTTTAAGCAATATTATTTTTATTTTCTATGTATTTATCATAATCTTCTTTATACATCCATTTGAATTTACCTGAAGTTTTTAATTTCCCTTGACAACAAGCAATAATATTCGGACTTTTTATATTAAATTCTCTTCCTGCTTCTTTTATACTATCCCATTCTTTTATAAAAACATTATCAAGAGACAATTGTATAATTATCTTTGTAGGGTATAATCTTGGTTTATAAGAAATATTATTATTTTTCTTATTATAATCATTTTTATATAGCCAAATAAAATTACCTACTGAATTCAATTTTTTTCTGCAACATGCTATAATAGAACTATTACTTATATTCAATTGACTATTTGCTTCACTTGCACTTTTAAATTCTGCAATATATTCTCCATTCAAAGATAATTGAATTATAGGTATAGCTCTTTTACTACCATTAATTTTACCATATATTTTTCCTAAAACACTAGAACTTTTAATTACTTCTTCTTTAGCATTGTAATAACATAAATTTAATTCAGTTCCTATTTTAAGATATCTAATAATTGTTGACTTATCTAATTTCATTATTTTACTAACATCTAATGTATTTTTAATACCATTATTCCATAAAATACATGTTTCTTTTAATCTATTACTTAATGCAAATTCATTACATACATTCCAATCTACATTATTTAATTTAAATAATTGTACTAATTTGCTATTTAATATATTATTTTTTATGTATTCTAAATCACTTTTAAAACAATCAATTCTTATAACTTCTATATTATATTCTTTTATTAGTTTATCTCTTGTATCATCTAATATTTGTGATTCTTCTGCTGTTTGTTTAGTCATTTTATTTTCATGCCCATGTCCCAATCCACCATCCATTTCTAAATTATATTTTATACCATTTAATTCAAAATAAAAATCAAGTTTATAATTTAGAAATTTGTGTTCTGATATAAAATCTATACCTAATTGTTCTAATAAATTAAAAGCAAATTTATTAGGGTACGATATTCCATCACCACATTTAGAGCAAGAAAATTTATAATTAGTAATCTTATAAATTTGATAAGGTTTTTCATAATTACAATCAGGGCAAATAAAAATATGTGATTCTTTGCTTCCATGACTTATACTATAACCTTCTTCTGGAAATTTTAATAATTTAGCAATATTAGGATGTGTTGTCCATAAATCATTTATACCTTTTAAAACTTTTTTTATTTGAACACACATTACAACCTTGTTTATTATTTAATGAAGATTCTGTAATTCTGTCTATATTATTATCAATTAAACATTTATAAATATAACCTTTTCGTTCATTGTTACCATGCAATATTTTTATTTGCTCTAATATCATTATATTACCAGTTCTTACTTCTATTATTTCTCCGACATTATATTTGTAATCCTTAGTTTTCTTTTTTAATATTTCTCCTAAACTACAATATAAAAGAGTACTAATATTTACAAAATAATTATTATTTTTATATATAATATTCAATCTATGATTATCTTTATTATAATTAATAATTTCTAATTCATCTTCAATATCATCATATATAAATTTAACTTTGTAACCAGAACATTTTTTCCAATTAACTTTATTATTACCATTTAATTTTGGTAAGTTATCTAAATATACTTTTTTCATATAACTCCTTCAATTATTTTAATATTCTCCTCAATTGAAAATAATAAGGGAATGGTAGGGAGGAGTATCCTACCATTTAATCAGTTGATTAATTACTCCAACTTATCCCAAAAATATAAAAATAATGATTATATATTTTATAAATATATAAGATATTTGATTAAACTAAATATCTTAATTGGTATTCAAAATAAATTTTACAATTTCCAATAATTCTTAAAATATTTTCACCAATAATCATATTAATAAAATTTAAATTTGAATTATTGTATCTAAAAACTCCTGTGAGAGAACTAGTTAAAATTTTATATTCTGTACTCACACTTATTAATTCACCATCAATTAATCCAGTAATATTAAATTCATCATTGCTATTACTTGTATTTACAATACTAATATTTCCTGAACCAACTTTTTCAATAAAAATGTTAATCGGCAAATTTACATCGCCTTGATTGTCAATTTCAATATCAGTATATGTAGGATTAACAGATAAATTATACGTTTCAGTTGTAATTTTATCTGAGAAACAATAAGAAGAAGATGTTAAAAAATTCAATGTAACATATCCTTGATTTATACCTGTATGATATAAACGAGAATCATCATTTAAAAGTATATAGTAAATTTTATCAACTTTAGTTTCATCTGTACTATCATTTATAAATTTAATTGGTATAAAAAAATTGGAATTTAACACTCTACCTAAATACCTCAAATCTGCATCTGTAAAACTATCATTAAATGCAAATGTTAAATCTATAGTTAATGGATTTTCCTTAATATGCGTTAACATTGTTCTCTGATTACCTTTAATATATTGCGTTTGTAAATCACGTTTAAAAATAAAATTTTCCTCATATAAACTACTAGAAACACTGCAATTTATTATTTTTAAATCTTCATTACTAATTCCATTTAAAGTAAAATTTAAATAATTTTTTACTGTCATTAAACAACTTCACCACCTAATATAAAATTATACTTATTATCTATAATATAATTATTTAATATTTCTTCAATTCTATCAAAATCATAATACCAAATTTCTATAAAATTTATATTATTAATCTTTGTATATTCTTTTTTTCTTCTATCATGCTCTAACTGTCTAAGAAATTTTTTCTTATTCCCATGTATTCCTTTAATAAATTTTTCATGTTGTTCACCTTGATATTCTATAAGTAAATTATATTTAGGTATATAATAATCATAAGAAAGATTTTTTCTTCCTACTCCTACTAAACCTTCAAATTCTTTTTGTGGAATAAAATATAATTTACTATATTTATCATTATCAATTAAATTATCAAAATCTTTTTGAGATATTTTAATCCAATTATTTTCTATTAATACTCTATCTATTTCTTTTTCTCCTTTAGATTTACGACACTCTGGGCAACCAGAATTTTTACTATTTCTATTATCTATATTTGCAAACCATTCATGTCCACAATCTTTGCATTTCCACCAAACATATTTTCCACTGCTAAAGGTAACATCCCATGGAGTTAAATTTTTATTTAATTCAAAATTCCATTCTAAAATTAAATCTGGTCTTTTTGTTGCCAAGCAATTAGATAAACCTACTTGTCTGCCAGCACATACTGCACATTTATGCCCATTTATTATATCATTCCAACTATTATTAAATATCTCTCCGCATTCATCTTTTAAACATTTCCATTTTAATTTTTTTATATTACCTTCATATGTATCACTGATTAATTCAAATTGCCTATTATTTATTTTACACCATAATTTAATATTTTGAATTGTATAGGGATTAGATTTATAAAATTTTGATGGTGGATTTCCTATTATTAAACTATTAAAAAATGGAGTATAATAATAGCCATCTTTATCTTTAATAATTAATTTAGAATTTACATTTTTATATTCTTTACTAATTAATTTATATCCTAAATTTTCAACACATTCTTTAACTTCAATATATGTAAGTTTCTTTGTATTTTTACCCAAATTATCATCCTCCTAAAATGATTTATTATAATAATACTTTTAAAACAAAATAGTCTCCTAAATAAAAAAATAAAACAGGGAAGAAGTTTAGGAGTCACTTCTTATCAATTGGTTAATTACTCCAATCTATCCCAAAATATAAAAATAAAAAGAGATGATTAAAATATCATCTCTTTAAATAAATTATATTACTTATTATTGAACTGACTTGCCACTACGTTTAATTAATCCCAATATCTGATTTGAAACTTTTTCAATATCAGATTTACTATTTGCGTTCATATTTTCAACATTTACAGATAAATTATAGATGTTACTACTAGATGTATTGTTACCACCTGCATTTGCTAAACTAAAATCAGGCATAGAGAAACTAGGCAAACTAAAACTTGGCATTAAATTTTTAAACGAATTAGCTAAATTGTTAATCCCTAATTCAGATAAAACTAGTTCTTTAGACTTTAAAAGAGCAGGGACTTCATCACTTTTAATACCTTGACCTTTATTAAATAATTTATCAAATAAATTAGCAACTTTACTACCGGACTTTACTACACCACCTTCATGAAATATAGAAATATTTTTAGTAGCGTCATCATACTTAACTTGATAACCTAATCCTTCTGCCACTTGTCTTACACCAACATATGTAGTACCATTGTCATTTCTAACAGGACTAAATAATTTACCACCAATTTTAACCTGTCCTGTAGATTGAATCCATTCAACATCTTTACCTAAAATACTAGCAATACTTCTTGATTTTATTATTGCTGTACCGTTAACATTTTCATACATACTAGGATTAATTACTGCTTTTGCATTAGTAGATGAATCACCACCAGAATTTCCATTTCCAGAACCACCACTACCATTACCAACATTTTCATTAATCTGATTAATACTATTGCCTAACCCATTGACTAGTTTTTCTGCCAATCCAGCACCAAAACTATCTTCATTTTGCTCTACAAAGTCCATTAATCTCTGTAGTTCGCTGATCGCATTATCCACTTGACGAGCCATAATTTCTTCTTTTAAATTATTAAATTTAATTTCAGAAGAAATCATATCGTCATAATATTTTTGTGTAATATCTTTCTGTTTTTCTAGCGACTTCTTAGTTTTTTCGTATTTATCATCTTCTAACTCTTTCTTTGCATCATTTTTATCTTTATATACATCTAATAATTCGTCAAGATTCTCTTCTCTAAGTTCTTTTTCACGATCTTTCTGTGCGTTTTTAATTTCTTCATTTTTAGCATCTAACTCTTTCTGTAATTTCTCTCTAATTGCTTGTGCTTCATAAGAATCATTCTTACCTAAATAATCAATTTGCTTCTGAATATCTAATTTCTCTTTATTGAGTTTGGACATATCATCATCATAATTCTCTGTATCATAAAGACTTTGCATTAACTGTTTCTTTTTATTAATACTGTCTTCATACTCATCCATCTCATCTTCTAAATTCTTTATTATCTTATCGTGTCTTTCTTCTTCCTTCTCAATCTGTGCATCAATAGCATCAATAGCAATATCTTTTTCTTTCTCATAAACTTCCTTCATCAAATCAATAGTATCATCTGTAATATCTTTTATGAATTCTTTTTTCTTTTGAACAGCATCTAATTCTGCTTTTATTACGTCAGATAAAATATTTGATAATTCTTCATAAGCAACAGTTCCTTTTTCTGCTAATGCTAAATCTGCTTCAATTGCTTTATGTTTTGCTTGTAATGCTGAAATCAATTCTTTATTTACATTAATTTGTTGTTGAGTATTATCTACATATTGTTGTGAACCTTCGTCATATAGAGATTGAACAGTTTGCAACATTGATAATCTATCTGTGATTTGTTGAATTGGAATATCCAATTCTTCATATTTTGATTTGAGGATGTCTAGATTTTTTGTGTCTACTTCTCCTATATTACTCATATAAGTATTAGAATTAGGTTGTAATTGTTTACGATATTCTTCTGCTTGTTGCTCAGTTAATTTACCAGATGCTATTTGTTCTCTGATAAATTCATTAGCTTGATGTAATACATTATTTTTTTGTTTTATTATATCTATCTCTAACTGAATAGAATCTCTATACGCCTGAGATGACTTAGAATATTTAGATGCAGTTTTTTCTATGAATTGTTGCTTATTATCTAATTCTGTTAACTGACTAGTAAATTCAGATAAAGTATTTGCCATCATTTTATCTGAACCTTCGTATATATCCTTTTGAATTTTATACCATTCTGTTGAATTCTTAGCATATTGTTTAGCAGATTGATTCTTTTGTTCATCTGTTAATTGTGTGGTTTTTGATAGATTAGTTAGTGCTAAATTTTCATCATGGATAGAATTCTGTTTATCTTTTAGAAGTTTAATTTGCTCTTCTGTTTCTTTACGATATTCAGCAGAAGAGGGGATAAGTGTTTCTTGTATTGCTTTTGATTTTTCTATTAATGCATCTATTTTTTCTTGCTCTACTGTGTATTTTGAGATTAAGTTGGTTACTGGATTTGTGTCTTTGTCTAAATCATTTTTAGTTAAATCAGAAATAGAAGAATTTAAAGTATCATCAATTGCTGCCATATCATTATATTTTTGTTTTAAATTAGCTAATTCTACTTCATATTTCTTTTTTAAATTTGATAATTTAGTAGAAGGTGTATTCATTTCTGCCATTAAAACATTTAAAGAACTGCTATATGGAGTATCCTTACCTTCTATTTTATTCATGAAATGTTCATTTTGTTTTTTGACAATATTATTTGGATCTGCTTTTACAATATTAGCATTTTCTAATGCAACAATTTCTTTTTCAATATTTTGAATAATTCCCAAACTAGTAGTAATTTGGTCTTGTAATCTTGCTCTATTATTTATTATTTGTTTCCTTGTTGATTTTTCATTTTCATCTGCTATATTTTTCTGTGCGTTTGCTTCATCTTTTATTTTAGATATAACTTCATCTGATATAATTATAACATCGTCTTTTATTTGTATTAAATCAGGATAAGTTTGAGTTAATATTGCTGTTATATCATTTAGTTTTTTTTGTTCTTCTACTGTTAAATTAGATTTTTTACTTAATTCCTCATAAGTATTAATTAGTTTAATATTGTTATCTGCAACTTTTGTTTGATTATTTGCTTGATCAATTAATGTTTTTTGATACTCTGTAGAATTAACTTTTGCATTACCTAAAGTTCCTGATAATGTTTTTTGAGTTTCATCTATTGCTTTAAATACTTGATCTAGTGTAGTATATTGATTAATATTTATTCCCATTTGTACTGCCAAATCTTTTAATTCTTTTGGCAAATCTTTTACCATTGATAATTGAAATCCATACGGCCCCGATCTATGTAATTCATCTATTTCTGTAAGTTTATTTTTTAATTCGTCTAATTTTTTAATTGTTGCATCAATGTCATTAACATCTTGTAATTTTGGATTGCCTATTTTATTTGATCTTTCAAATATTTCATCTAGTTTTTGCTTAGTTTCTTCATAAGTTTTATTTAATTGATCTTGTTCTTCTCTTAGTTGTTTCATATGACCTAACATCATAGGAATTAATGTTAAAGCAGTTAATATCCATGTTAAAGGATTTTTTAACATTGCTTTAGATAGAGCAATTAAACTCGTTGTTGTAGTTTTAATAGCTGTACTTAACATTGAATATGATATTGTTAATCTATGATTTAATGGTATTGCTGTAGACACAAGACCATTTCTTAAAATCCAATCTCTATATTCTGTTTTTATTGATGGAATTAATTTAAATAAAATTACACTTCCAAGAAGGATACTAGAATTTATTAACATTCCATTCATTTTAGTCATTTCTGTTAATCCATTAACATATTGAGATGTAGTACTTAAAACAGAACTCATTGCTTGTCTTACGCCTGATTCTCCCATTGTATATGCAAGTTCTTGAAATGCTGCTTTATTACGATTAATTTGACTTTCTAATGAATGTAAATGTTTGTAGTTTTCTTCAATAGCAGAACCTAATGAAGTTTGAGAAGTTGCAGTAGCATCTGTAACAATATTCCAATTATCAAATAATGCCATTAGTCTTGTTATGTGATGACGACCAGCCAGTGCTTCTACTGTAGTAGTTTTTTCTGCTCTTGTCATGGCATCCCATTTGGTTGCTACAGATTGATAAATAGTATTTAATGGCATAAGATTACCTGTAACATCTTTTACAGCAATTCCTAGTGAAACTAATTGTTCTTGTGTTTTATCCATATTTATTCTAGAGAAAACTGTTTTCAACATATTTCCAATTTGATTTCCAGATTCCCTAGTTGCGGTTTGTATAGCTGTGGTATATCCAATTAAATCATCAATATTTGCTCCATATTGTTGTGCAGCTTCTCCAGCTTTGTTTATTGATTGCGCTAGACCAATTGAAGTTACCGCGAAGTTGTTGTCCACTTCGTTTAATTTGTCGATAATTGTCGAACTTTTCTCTGCTTCAATGTTAAATTGTGCCAATGCTCCAGTTAAATATGATGCCATCTCACTTGTAGATAATCCAGTTACATTAGCACCTAACATAGCAGTTCTTGCTAATTCTACTGCTTGCATTGCTTCAAAACCTTGCTTTGCAAACTCAATTTCAGCATCTAATGCTTCTGTTAATGATTTTGCCATCATATTAGCAGATTCAGCAGTATCACGCATTAATTTAACCCAATCAGTAGAATTGTCTAATACTTTACTTAATTCTGTCAATTTAGTATCAACACTTATAATCTCTTTACCTATCTGCTGTAAACTATTGGCAACTCCGTAAAATATTCCCGTAGCTCCTGCCCAAAGTCCGATCTTCTCGAAGGCAGTCTTAAATGCAGATCCTAAATCCCATGTTCTCCTCATTAAATCTCTCATGGATTCACTAAATTTATATGTTTCACCATTTAATT